ACCCACTCCTTAACGGCGAGCGATGCCGATGGTTTTTATTATATCACACTTAATTTCTATGCTTCTCAATAAGAGAATCATAGTCAACCATGTGTAAAATTTGATCATATGACAACAGTCTACCACTAATCTGTTGCATATTGTCTGAGTTAGCAAGGTGCAGTTCTTCGATGCACTCTTCTCTCATTGTTAAAACAAATCCCATGAAGCGAGCAAATGCTTCGTATTGAGATAGTGTGTCTAAATCTTCTTGTATGTTAGTAACTGGACTCGTTTGCATTTTGTGTATTTACGTTGCCGACTTCTGCTGGAGATGTTCCGATACGTCCGATCTGTGCATTCTCTGCTTGTTGCATTTGGAATGTATACTGACCTACATATTTTTGTAAACGTTCAGCAAACATTTGATCTTGCTCTAGGCGACCGGCGATGTCTGGTTGTTGTGAATATTGTTGAACAAGTTGGACTGCAGTTTGACCACCATTAGCTCGTGCTGGCATTTCAATGCCGGCAAAGATCTTAGCTAAGTCATCAGTTACTCCACGAATAATTTCGTCTTGAGCAACTTGAGGTGACTGAAGTATACCATCCGCTAGAACCGGATCAATAGATGATGCGATTGCTGTAAGTAGGTTATCTACATTCATTAGACCATTGCGATCATACTGAAGCATACCAAGCATTCCTTGTAATTTTTGTGCTTGTGCTTCTGGATCCGTGGTCAATACATCATAATTAATCATGATGTCAAAGTTTTCATTTGGATTTCCCTTAACCATTTGAACTGACTCAGGGACACCGGTAACCCGGAAGAATGTGCTATCTGGTCCAAAACGTTGGTAGCATTTAAATGCCATACGTAGGACCTTAGCATTGTGTTGAAGAAACTTATCGACCAAGAATTGCTTGCGAACACCGCTAATTTGACTGGTTTCATCCAATCCGCACAAGCGATCAGCCTGAGCCTGTTGGGTTTGTTCCATCTCTATGGACCCGGTAGGCGGTGGCGGAGTAGGTGCAAAGTCAATATCCCCCTTGCGACGATAAGGAATGTAACGACCGGGACCCCAATCAGTTGGTGCCTGACCCACTGGGTGAATGATCGGAGGCATTGTTGCAATGCTGTTCCGGTCAATACGTGAGTCACGTTCGATCTTAATTTGATTTTGAATACCACGAAGGATCTGAGGGAAGGTCATCGTATCATACATACGTTTGCTGTCCTCAGATAAACGTGTGACTACCACTGGGTAATCCTCGTATCCGTTAAGTAATTCAAACTTTGCAAAGCCCGGGATGTCTCCATCTCCGCTGAACTCTCTGTGAAAGACTGTGCAATAGATTCCTTGTGCACCATCGTCCGGATCTACTAAACGTTGATAGCCATAGATAATTTCAATGAGTTCGTCTTGCTGATCAGTATTATCAGTAAAGATCATGCTACGGTTTTGATCGCTATCACGATCAACCATGTTATCGCTGGATCCGCGATACCGCTCAATGATGTGCTGAACAAAGTCCGCATCCCATCCGTCTGTAGCAACCTTACCCTCTAGCTCTTGAGCTGTGTATGATGTCCTCCAAAAGCAATAAGGTGCCCGTTGCGGATCAGTAACATAACTCGGAAAAAAGAAATCTCCGTCAGGGGAAAGTGTTTTAATTTCAGGTGCATCTACTAAACGGCGGATCAAAGGAAGAACCGTCTCGCTAGTATTGCGAAGTTCTTTAATAGCTTTTTTTGCTGATTTAATATTGATACCATCAAACGTAGTCTCAATAAAAGCAGCGAGTTCGGCATCGTTACCCCCATCAAGGATGGAGCGATAGATCTCTGGGTTCGTTTGTCCTATCTGATCCATGGTTATAGTTTGTTTGAATCGAGTATCTTCCCGGTTCCAACCTACGTATGTAACCATTAACCCTCGTTCTAGCATATAATTAGCACCTAGTTCCATTTCTTCGGCGAACCGATTAATGTAACCACTTGTAACCATCCAACGGAGAAAGTTTGAAACAACCTTTGAACGTCCTATGTCACTTATCTCAACGGGGAATGCCCGGATATTTGCACGACTAAGTGCTGACATAAACAAAGATACTAAACGTGTGATACGTTCGTCAATGGTATGAGCCTCCATATCTGATGCACCTTCCCAAGGAAAGGCATCTGCTCCGTGCTTTCGGAGATCCCGGGACTTACCGTTCCAGAAATTGCGGCGGTCATCATAAGATGTGCGACACACATCAAAGTATGGTTCTAGCTCAAGCACCGTCTGATCGTAAGCACGGCGGAGAGCATTGACGTTTGGTTCATCCCCAACGTATGTTAAGGATTCAAAAATATCTTCGTTCTGCATTTAGTTTTTTTCTAACGGTTGTGATGACCTGATGGACATAGCCCTTATTCACCCCGATTTTATCACACAAATCTAAAGGTTTCATGGGTATGTTTTCTTGATTGTTACAATACCTCTGTAGTATCTCCCAAGATAGCAATCGGTCAACCTGTTGGTCTATAAATTCTGGATCAAGAGTTATGTCTTGTTGGGATGTATCTGTAGCTGGATCCTGCATTGTCTGTGATTTCTTCTACCTTAATTGTTTTACCATTTAGTTTGCCCTTGAACCTACGTGGCACAACTACCGGAACTCGTTTATTTAGTTCATTTAAATAAACATAAACGTAGTTAGGGTTAGGTGCTTGAGTTAATACCTTGCCAACGTAGTAGTTAGGGATTAGCTCCGGTGCCTCTAGTTTATCTTTAACTATACTGACCGCATCTTCGGTTAACCAAGTGTTCTTACCCTTGCCGCTAATATCATCTTCAGAAACATTATCCTCAATGATAGTAGAGATAGTTAAAAAATCTACCTCTAGTTCTTCTGCTAGTGCTGTTGCTTTTGTCTTAGCCATTTAATATCCTCCTGTTGTTTTTTGTATTACCTTCATGTCCTTGTTGGTAACATGGTCAGGACCTTCGCCCCGGTTAGCCATACGTAGATAACGAATCACGTCAAAGAAATCCTTTAGTGGTTCGTCAGCTTTTCCGTTGGCATTGTAGTTAATTAAACTGTCAATCAAGTTGCCGCATCGTTCGTGTATGTAGCAACGAGGTTTATTCATATCATCAATCTTTGCATTTGGGTTATAACTAAACCAATCGTCCAGTGCATTGATACCCATGTCCTGTGTCCTGCCATCTGATGGTACAAATGATAAGCCATGATCATAGAATGTAGTGAATAAGTCGTCATTATTCTCGTTTTCCCGGGCAAAATAACGTGAATCCCCTATCCTTTCAAAGACTTCTACCCCGTGTGATTCCTCTATTCCTAGGAATAAATCGGTGTATCCTTGCACATCGTAGCCTATTTTCTTTGATGCTGGTCCACGTTTCCACTTTGGGTCCCCGAACATTGCCCACTCTCCGTGTGCACCCCGGTCCGGAAACTCATCGAAGATATATATCTCTCCTTCTTCGTTAACCGCCGCCCATATAGCTACACTGTTCCGGGCACCTGCCGGATCCATCACCATGTAAATGGTGTAGTCATCGTCATTAATTTCCGGGAATGTCATTCCGTATTTATTTGGAATGTCGCCAAGAACATTTATCTCAGTTGAGAACAGGGGTAGCAGTGATGTCATTGACTTCACCGGCACACCGTAAGCACGAACTAGGATCTCTTCGTCCGGGCGACCCTTTAGATCTTTGCTTAGACGTTTGTAACCACCAAATGGATTTTCATCTGAGTGCAGGTAAACTATGCCGGCATCTCGGTTAGGGCTATACTGCCGGATTGGTAGCTGGCGGTTCTTTAATAGACTCGCCTCACGAGTCTCTAGTGTTTCCGCATTGGTGCAATACTCGCTAATGAAAGGTGTGAACCCATCAATAGGAGTAAACCCCAGTATCATCTTTGAATTAAATGTAGCTAAACGGAAACGAAGTGTGTTAACCAAAGCCGCATCACCAAGGTATTCGTCTAGCCATGCCCCCATGTTTAGGTTGTCTGGCTTAGAAGGGAACCCGAATTGCATACCCTCTAGGATGGTTTGGTTATTCGAGAACTGTGTGTAAGTCTTGAAGTCAACCCGGGTCCGGGTATCCGGAAAGATAAACGAGCTTCCGGTGAATCCATTTTGCATAGAGAAGTTAATATATCCCTCCGTGCTCTTGGTCTTTTTCCGGAACTCCTTGGGCATCATTTCCCACATCGCGGCTTGCTGAACCTTGACGGATGTATCCGCATTCTGTGAGAAACAAACTATGTGACCGTTCATGTTCTCCATTACAGCCTGCATGATTATCTTTGCACACCCGGTAGTCTTCCCGGATCTGTTGCCCCCAAGGGTGAGGACCTCGTTGTATTCGTTTAGTCCGTCCCGGATCCTGCCCCATCCCTCTAACTCAAACCCGTATCGGACCGGATCGTTAGTAGCGGCTTCTATCCTGCCCTCGTGAGCACGGTGCAGATCCTCGAGTAACTGAGGATCTTTCTTTGCTAATAAAAGAATCTCTTCGTCACTAGGGGTATCTAGTATGGGGTGCTGGGTAAACTCAATCATTCTTCCTCGTCGTCTTCCTCTACCCATTCAAAGTTAAGATCGTCTACCTCTAGCTCTTCCCGGACTTCTCGCATTAGCATCTTGCCTATTGGCAAGTTAGTGTAGTCATAGAACAATTCTCCGTCATCATTCATTACTATGAACATATAGTTCGGGAAGTGCTCGGATAAAATAGCCCGAACATTCTCGTGTACATCCTCATGGTATTCTGAATTAATCGACATCAATAACTTCTGCTTCTTTTAGTTTCCGGATTCGGTCCTCTGCCGCCTTAGCGGTAGCCTCGTAGTCCTCTTGGGTATATACCTTCCGGTCCTCGGTGATATTGGTTGCTTCACCCCGGGCGGTCAGTGCTTCCCGTGCGGCATTAGCTTTAGCTATTGAAAGTTCTTTAAGGTCCCGGAACGTAGCTTCTAGTTCCCCGGATTCTAACCGGTCCCGGACTATCTCAATGAGGTCCTCCTCTAAGCTAGACATATCTAAGTAGTTCTTAGCGGCTATCCTTCCGGACAGTTCCCGGAACTTACCTATGTGATCTGCATAGTCCGTAAGAACTGAGATGACAGTATGTCTATCGAAGCCGTATTTCTTAACTAGCCGGGTCTGACTAGATCCTGTGGCATACAGGTATAGCATCTTAGCTACCCGTTCAGGTGCAAACCTACTTAGACTATTCAGCTTACTGAACTCCTTCTGTTCAGATATGTCCTGAATGGACGTGGTTATCTCCTGCATTAACTCTTCCTTCTCTTCCATTTAATATAAAGTATTTTATACTAGCACTTAGGTGTCAAGCCCAATGTATGATACAATACACCTGTGGTACATAAGAAACCTTTCTGCCGTAGGCGAGAAAGAGTAATGATGATCAAGAGAACTCCTTATGTATCACCTGTTTGATCAGGGCTGTCAAGTCCAAAATCCTATGAGGAGCATATTTTTTTATACCCTTGTTTATGTATATATAGAGAAACAAGCCAAAAAAGTTCTGACCCCCTCCCCCCTGCTGTCGCTGTAGCGGTAATGAGACTGAGACTCAATATCAATAAGCACAGGAACTCTCAAATGAGACAGGGTCTCAAAAACT